CATATTCTTGTCTAAATGATCTTGCGTCTAAATCCTTTTTTGCTTGGTCTATCTCGTGTGGCTCTACCTGTCCGCCTTCTATTGTAGTGTATTTCCAAGATTGCCATTCAGGATCGCCAGATTGTCCACGTTGAAACATATCATAAGACCAGTTACCATATCCTCTAGGTGTACCTACAAATAATACTTTACCATTTACATACTTATCTGAAATTGTTGGTCTTAGAACTTCTGTCCACGCTTCTTCAGGTATATCACTAAACTCATCTAAGACTAAAAACTGTAAACCTACACCCCTCAGACTATCTCTGGTTTTATCTGCACCTTTTAAACTTATCTGACAATTATTAATTAGCACTACTGTAAGATCAGACTCATTGATGTACTTTTCCCATCTAAGTTTCTTAACTGTTTTTTTAAGCTGTTTCCACATTATCTCTTTAGACATTCGGTATGATGGTGACACATAATAAATTCTACCATTATCACAGTTCCTAGCTTGTCTCAGTATTTCTAATAAGCATAGATAAGTCTTGCCAAAACGTCTGCCTGTAATAAGTACTCTAAATCGTTTATCAGATGATATAACTTGTTTCTGTGGATCAGATAGTGGCATTAAATACTTTTAGATTCTACTTCAATACAATCTATTTCAAACTTGCCAGTTTTAATTTTTAAATCTTTTAATTCTTTTTTTACTTTTACAATTATGTCTATACCTCTAATAGAACACGCTTCTTTGCTTTCGTATTTAGGTATGCTTGGTTCAAAGAAAGTAATACCACGCATCATTTTTAGATCAGGGTCATAGACCATCATGTGCATCATAAGGATAAAAGTTTTCAAATCTTAAAACCTTTTTTCCAAGATTGTACTGCCCAATAAGCTGGAGATAGATTGACTTGTTTACCTGATGCTCTAACCTTTTGTAGGATTGGTCTAAATCTTGACATAAATGATCTCTGCCTAGCGGGTATGTTTTTCTTGATAGACATACCCTTTGCACCAAATCTAACTATTTGAACTCTACCTGTTTTTTTGTTCTTAACGTAAACACCAAACTTCTTACTCCCACCAGTTGTTCTGAATGGTTTGTTTAGTTTTACTTTTTTTCCTCTGTAAGTTGCCATATTCATCTAACCATATACCAAGTTTAGCGTTCATGCAATCAGCACACCAGTATAATCCTTCTACACTAACATCTGCTTTTCTTTTACAGTAATCGCACTTAGGTTTAAACTTCATTCCCCCAACAATCCCAACCTTCTGTTCGTTGTCTAGCAAATAATTCTATTCTTGGTAAATCTCCACATAGTTCTATTATTCTATCCCTAACACAATCAGGTTTTTTTGAGTGTTCTCTAACTCTTTCTAATATAATTTGTCTTACACTTGCTGAAATTCTTTTAGGATTACCTTTAGTTGCTAATAAACAAATTTCATTATTTGCTCTTGTCCAATAACCCATACCCATATAAATTCCATCAGATTTTTTATTTTGTTTTATCCAACTGAATGCACAAGTTTTATAAGTAAAACCCCATGTACTAATAGTTTCTAAACCTAATATTAATTTAGGATATGTTACCCAAATAAATAAAATACAATTTTTTTCAGAAATATCTTGAACAGGTAAATTTTTAATATCTTTATCACTCATTGTTGGATATGGTGGAATACCTTTTTTTATATTGGTATTATCTTTATTCCAATTTTTAAAATGCCAAGCTGGGTCAGCATATATAATATTATATTTTTTTTTAGGAAAAGGGATCATAAGTCTATCACATCACCTAATGGCAAAGGTTTATAATCCTCTTGGTCATCTTCTTTGTCTTGTCTTAGATAAACTTTACCTAACCACATAGCCATAGTCGCTGAGTTTAATTGTGTAGCTATTTTAAATTGTGTCCGTCTTATGGTAGCTTTAGCGTTTTCAATCCCCAATCTATATTGTTCCATAGCTTCTTGATTTCTTTCAATCGTATCGTGAGAACAACCAATTATAGTGCCTATTTCTTGTTTGGTACACATGATCTTGGCTAAATCGTATATTTGTTTTAACTTTTCTTCTGTAAACGCAAATTTAGGTCTACCTATTTTTTTAGGGGTAACTTCAATGATGTCTTTTTTCTTATCCATAATTAACCGATATGTAATCGTTACTAATCAATTAATCTTTTTTTAATGAATATGCAAGATATGAAAGTAATTTAGGATTTTGTGCAAGTAAATCACATAAGCCATTAATAACAGTTTCAGACACCATTTCTTCTTCTTTAGCTGGTAAATTCCAGTGATAGTGATCTGCAATTAGATGTACGGACTCGTGTAATAGGGTGTTTATAAGTTGTGTTGGTTTTAGAGTCTTGTCTAACACTATCTCATTTTTACTTGGTTCTATTTGACCATATATACCTAACTTATTTGCTTTTTTGTCTGAGATGTATTTTATTTTTACTCGTCTATGACCAAACTTAAAAGATGTAGGTTTTCTCATTTATCCTGATCCTTGTATTTGTCTCTGCGTTTATCTGCTTCTATTTCGTCTATCCATTTTTGAGTTTCAGGATCATCTGGGTCTTTAGTAACGTAAGACTTGTGCATATAATCTAAGAAAATAATGAGAGTGCATATAAACAATAACGCATCTATCATCTTTTCTTTTTCTTTTTACGTCTAGCCCCCGTTTTGCTTTTTCGTATTTTGTATCTGCCTTTAGCAAATTTTTTTGTAAATAATTCAGATAACATTGATGCAGTTGTAATCGCCATTATCTTTTTCTTTTCTTCCTTAAATCTGTATCGTGTTTTCTTGATCCTCGCATAAAGCTATTGACTCTAGCCATAGCCCAAGCCGCCATAGGTATTCTTGGTCTTGAACCAGATGATAAAAAAGCACCCTGTCCACGTCTGTAAACTTTTTTGAGTTGTCCAAGTGTAACACCTTTTTTACTTTTAGCTTTTTTTTTAAGTGTTGCCAAAACAGTTGCAGACAGTGGACGTCTTTTTACAGCCATTACTTTACTCTCGCTTTGAACATACTTACAGGTATTCTCATACCTGCCCTATACATTCTTGCCATTTGTTTTAGTAATGTTGCTCTAGTTGATCTCTTTGAACCTTTAAGACCGCTGAGATATTTCTTTGGTATTTTAGTTTTTTTATCTTTAGGTACTTTTCTTCTTTTTGCCATTATTTACCTACTGCTTTCATGGCTTTAGTATGTGCAGAAGAAAATGATGAGCCTTTTTTTATGGCATTAGCCATTGATCTCATATGTTTTAAACTATGATGTCTTGCGTGTTTTTTCATAGCTTTTTGTTGTGCTGGTTTTAAGCCTTCAATAATATTTTTAATTGATGCGACTTTTACCATTACTTCTTCTTCTTTTTTTTCTTTTTCTTCTTTTTTTTTGTAGTGTGGTAAGGCATTATTTTTTCCTCTTTGTTTTCTTCTTTTTCTTCATAATCGCTTTTTGTAAAGCCATTGGAAGTTTTTTTTGTTTTGCAGTTAGTTTCATATTTTTATCCTTTTCTAAATCATTAGCTAGGCAAGGATATATCACGACTAAAAGTCAAGGTTTTGTTTAAACAACCTAGCTAATGACTATAGTAGTTTTTACTCATAAAGATTTAAATTCATTCGTCTTTGAAGTCAATAATATCTTTTATATTTTTAAGTCTAGGCATATGGTCTTTTATATTTACCTTTTTATATTTAATTACATTACTAGTATAATTATTTAATTTCTTTGGTTTCTTTCTTCTGTTAGTTAGACTCCCTGTTAGTTTTTGTTTCTTTTTTGAGTCTATATCTTGATATTTTATATATTTTTCAATGCTTATTCGCATTAAACCTCGTGTTAGACTAACTGTTAGAGTACCTGTTAGTTTAAGGTTCTTTATAATAGTTCTTACATTTTGTACTGAAATGCCAAATTTACTAGCAATATCACCATAAGTAATCAATAATTCACCCCTATTTAAAGCTATTCTCTTTTGACGATATACAACTGTTACAGGCTCATAACTTGCCCGACTTAATAAAAATATAAATATTGATCTATCTAATTCGTTTTTAAAATCGTTGCTTACATATATTTTTCTATGTAATAATATCCACCCTTTATTCATTATACCCTTCCTTAAAATAATCAGTTGATTCGGAAAATTCTTTTACCTTTTTACATGGTGAATGTAAACATAACTGATAAGCAAACTGCATTGGATTAGTTAAATTATTTCTTCTCCAAAATTCTTTTTCATTCATAGTATGTTGATGCTGATGACATTGAAAACAAAGCGGTACGCAGTATCGGTCATCTTTGACGGACATACCGATATTCCCAGAAGGCAGATGTCTGATATGTGCTATTTGCACCTCACTATTACCACAGCTTATACAGCAATGATTTATTGCTACCCACTCTAAATGTTTTCTTGATTTTACTAGTTTGTTTTTTGTTCGCATTTTGTTCAGGTGTAGCCACTCTCGGAAGGCAAGAGAATGGCTACAATTATAGCTAATACTTATAAGTTGCATAATTACAACAAATAAAAAAATCAACTAATTGGTTAAAATAACTATTGCAATAAATTAACCATGTGGTAGAAATATTGAAACTAAACAAAGGGAAAAAAAATGAAAAATAATAAAAAAACTTTAGACCAACAATTCACTGAAAAAACTGGAATTGATGTTTCTAAAAAAGAAAGAGGAGTAGATTTAATTCCTGTAGTTGGAATGGGTGTTACTCGTAGTATTGGTACAGACAGCTATCCTTATACAATTATTGAAATGCTGAAAAACTCTAAAGGTAAAACTATTTTAAAAATAGAAAGTGATGCTAACATTTATGAGCATGATTCTTACACTGTTTTTCCGAGTGGAAGAAAAGAGAAGAACATAAAAGATGTTCATTATCTAATCCAAGAAGAAAATTGGGCTCACAATGGTAAGCACTTAGTCTATTGGAAAGATATTAGATGGAATGAAAAGACTAAGAGATGGAATAAAGGTGAAGAATATTATTATCATTCTATTGGACAAAGAAATTATGATCTTGATCCAAGTTTCTAAACTAACTGGGGGCGAAAGCCCCCAACAAACAAGGAAGGTAAATAATGAAAGACAAACTAAAAAATCAGATAGATAACATTATCGGAAATGAAATAGAAACTAATGTAGTATGTGAGGATATGACACCGACAATGAGACAGATATATGATTGGGGTTTACGTAATATTACCATAGATGCCATGAAAAAAATAATTAAAGAAATGGAAGGTAAATAATGGAAATTGGAGATAAAGTAATAGTAAACCAAACTAAATATAATTGTAGTGTTTGTGGGGTAGTTGTTAAAATAACAAATAAAAGAATAAAAGTAAGAACTAACTTTGCACCTGAGGAAAATATAAAAAAACATTATGGAAATAAATTTCCTGTTGCACAATATTATAAACCAACAAATGTTATGAAGGAAGGGAAATAATGGGTGCTTTAATAGTAGGTGGTACATTTATAATATTGTGTCTTACCTTTGCGGCTTTCGTTGAATATTATGACGAATAAAGAACTTTTAGATTTAAAAATAAAGTTTCGTAAATATTATGTTGAAGTTCTTATTAGAGAAAACAATAGAGGATATACTACAAACTTTGAAAAAAATAAGTTAGAGTGGTATAGACAAAAAATAAGGGAAGGAGAAAATAATGGTAACAAATAAATTTACTTCATCACAACTAAAAACTATTTATGATGTTTTTGTTGAAGTAAAAAAGAAAAGCAAACTAAAAGAAGGACATTTACTTTTAGATCAATATGAAAAGATAATTAAAAAAACGGAAGGACAATTAAATGATATTTCCAAAAGTTAGAATGACTAAAAGACAAGCTTTAGAGAATATGCGTAAGCCTATTCCTAATGAAACAAAAGGCGATCCTAATATTCATAAAAAATGGAAAGCTATATGGAAGGAGAAAAAAAAATGAAAGCAATAGCAATCATACTATTTGTAATAATAACTGCTTGTTCTTATAATCCTAAGACCGCAGATACTTACAAAATACTCTTGGGTAAAAAATGCACCCAAGATTCAAAAAAATTCTCATATGTCTGGCTACATACGATTTTTGGCCCAGACCAAGTAAGGAAGGAGTGGTGTAAATAATGAAACACTGGAAGGCACTTTTTGTATGTATATTATTAACTAATTGTGCATACAAACCAATCTTAGATACTAAAGGTCGTTCTGGTAAATGGAATGAGCCTAGAGCAACTGAAATTACTGATGATTTACAATCTTGTGATTATCAAGCAAAAAAACATACCAGTAAAGTTTTTGAAACATCTAAAAAAACTTATAATTGGTTAATGAGACCAAAGCTATTATGGCTATCGCCAAAAGCTACAGATAAGTATAAACTTATTACTGTAAATTGCTTAGAGGGTCGTGGTCATAATGTTTTAAATAAATAGGAAGGTAATATGAGTAATACTTTAAAACACTTACTTAAAACGTATAGCTATTGTGTTAAGAATGACACATTTAAGCCTTACATTAGTACGGAAGATACAGTACACTTAATTAATATCTTTAGTACATTAAAAACAAACTTAGATAAGGAAGGACAAGATGACAGAGAAGGAAATAAACGAAACAATATCAAATAACTTATGGACAGTTAGAAACAATACTTACAAAATTGTTCAAGTTAAAGATAAACTAAAAAAGAAACGTCTTACTCAAACTGAAGTTGGTGAAGCAATAAAAGTAACATTCCAACAAATACAAAAGTTTGAAAAAGGAAAAAACAATATTGGTTCTGCAAAACTTAAAATACTTGCTGATTATTTTAAAATACCAGTAGGTGATATGTACGAACCCATATCAACTTACTACAAAGAAATAAGTGAGGACGTATGAAGGGATTTGTAATGTGGTGCTGGGTAATAAGTTGTTTACTTATATTCCAAATCTTTATAACAATCTTGCTACACGCAATACACTAAAGGGAAAATATGAAAGAATACAAACTATATAACGGAAAAATTATTTTACAATTTGATCCTGAAAAACATAAATATTATTTAGATGGTCAAAATGTAAAGAACATGACATCAATTACGGGTATCATTACAAATAAAGATGCTATGGTTGGTTGGGCGGCCAAAAGATGTAAACTACAATTTCTTGAAATGATATTACCCAATACTTCTTACAGTTTAGAAGAATTAGATAATATAGCAAAAGAAATACAATCAGCACCTAGAAAGAACAAAGAGTCTGCTGGTGATGTAGGTACTGCTGTTCATAATTACATTGAGGATCATTTGAATTATGATGTAATACCTAAAATTGACAATAAAGAAGAAGCCCACGCATTTAATGAATATTTAAAATGGTATTACGAACAAGGTAAAAACCTTGAAATTGTTTCTTTAGAAAGAAAAGTTTATTCTAAAAAATATAATTTTACTGGTACAACAGATGCGTTATTTAAAAATAAAGATGGTGATTATATTATATATGATTGGAAAACATCAAGTGGAATATATCATGGTTATTTATTGCAAGAAACGGGATATGCTATGGCATTAGAAGAAGAACTAGGAATACAAATTAAAAAAGGTGTTGTAGCTAATTTTCCGAAAAAAGGTAAAACAAAATTGTGCGAGTTTGATATAGACTCAACAATGCGAGATAATTTTTTATCTTGTTTAAAACTATATCTAATGCAAGAGAGGAAGGTCTAAATGCCTAGAATACAAGGTAGAATAAATAAACTATACGATAACAGATTTAAAGATGGACAGAAAGTAACTTATCCATATTACAAAATGTTTATCGGTAATGACGAACTTAGAATTTATACAGATCAAAATATAGATTTTAAGGAAGGTGACGAAGTTGGTCTTACTTATGCTGTAAGTAAAAAAAATAATTGGTATGTCACTAAAAATCCAAATGGTGGTTTTTCAATAAATAAAATTGAAAACTCTATGCCAGATGATGATTTACCAAAATCTGAAAAAGAATGGTTATCTGCACCAGCAGATGCACCGCATGATTTTACACCCATGCAATATGAAAAAGATGGAATCTTAGATAAAAAAGGATTGACCATATTTGTTCAAGGTATGCTTCAAGCTGGTATAAAATCAGATCAAATTAAGGTTTCTGACAAACAGGGATTAGAGTTAGTAACAACAGACTTGATTGATCTTTACAAAAAGATAACAAAATAATATTAGAATAATTAGTGCCAAGTATTGTTACATATATCGTTTCGTTAATATATGTTCTTCCCTTAGTTTGTTTGCTTGGCACTACAACTATTGATTTTATATATGATTAATGCTAACGATATTTTAATGGTAACAAAGCAATATCAGTTTGATGCACAGATAACTTTTGAATGTGATTATCCTGATCTTGCAACTGCCATGAAAGCTGATGTACCAACAAACTTTGATAAGTATGAGTTGGTCAATGTTAAGTTGGTCAAAAGCCTAACTAAAAACAAAGGTGAAACAAATGCAAACAATGTTTCAGCTTCAACAAAAAGTCAATGAGTTATTGGCTTTATACGCTTCTAAAGGTGAGTACACTGTAGATTGCGTATCAATAGAACAAGAGTTACAAGATGTTCTTAAACAGTTGAAGCAAGAAAAATTAAATATTCCAGTATATTACTAACTGGAACTAAACTAAAAATTGAGGGAAGGTATATGGAATCTATCGCTTTAAAAAACCCAGAAACAATAAAACAGGAATTAGATAAATTAGCAGACGAAATGGCTGAAGCTAGATACAAATATAATTTACTAGATAGTAATACCAAAGTTATTTTTTCTAAGTTATGTTTACAGGCCAAAAGAGAATATAATTGTTCTATGTCTGAAGCAGAAAAACACGCATTTATTCAACAAGATTATAAAAAGCATATTGAAGGTTTAGCTACTGCATCATCAGAGTATGAAAGAATCAAAGCTAAGTTTAATAATTATTGTGCTTATGTAGAATATATGAGGAGTTATTTATCATGTCAAAAACATCTAAATTAGATGATCGTGGTGAGAATGATCTTGAAAGAGTCATTGAAGAACAGCGTAACCATATTATCGTTTTAGAAAAATTATTAGACGATTGTAAGGAAGAAAAAGATATACTAAAAAAACAAATTAAACTATTACAAAATAGTATTAGAAAATGGAAAAACACGTTTACCCAAAAGGCAAACTAAACATGGAGAGTTATAATGATAGAGTTAAAAACTATATTAACTTTGCTGAAAAAAGGTTTGAAGATTATTGTAATGAAAAAGGATATGCTTTTAAAAAACTTCTTCTCAACGCAGACGAAAACTTATTTGAATCACCTATTCCGTATTGGTCTAAACTTGGTATCATGGTTGCTCAGGCAGATTATTTTTGTTACAATCAAAATCGTCAATTTTATGCAGAGATTAAGGCGAGTAATAAAATCAAAATTAGAGACTTAAAAAAATATTGTGCTTGGGAAATGATGATGTGTGATCCTAAGTACACACAGTATTATGTTTGTTTTTGTTTTAATGATAAATTAATTATTAAAACCATAAGTCAAATTATGGAATTATTACCTAAATCTGAAATCAAATCATACCATGAAGGAAACAAATACTTCGTCATACCGCTACAAGAATAGACTTTGGAATAGAAGAAAACTTAATAATAAAATATTATATAATCATTACCTTTGGTGTAAAAAAGAAAATAGAGATACGTCTTGGTTTAATGAATCGTATTACAAATTATAGGACTACTTGGGTCGGTAAAATCAATTTTTTCTAATTCATACTCCATACCTAAAATTTCATAATGATTGTTTGATTTAAGAGAACAAACAAAGTTTCTAGTCGCAACTAAATTATCAGTATCTTCTAATGTGAAAGCGGCAAACTCATTTTTAAAAGTTTTTAGATTCTTATAAGCCATAACTACTGTGACTTGTAAGTATGTCATTTTTTTCTATTCAAGATTTTATCAGAAACTCTTGATCCAAATGATGCAGTAAATACAATAATTAATAAATACCATACTGAGTCTGGTAAATTATTTATTATCTCTACCCATGCTCTAAAATTATCTCTGGTGCTTTCAAAAAAACCAGTAGTTAACATACCTACCAGCCAGATCATTAATATCTCGTCTTTGTATGATTGATCTTGGCTTTTAATTCTTTGAATATCTACTTCTTTACTAGCTTCTAATTCTGCGGCTCTAACAACCTTCTTTTTTTCTAAAGAATGATTGATTGCATTTATGGTTTTATCAGCAACTAGCTTAGTAATTGGATTGTTTAACAATTTTAACCAAATCATGGTCTATCTCCGTTCTTATTTTGTTTCTATTTCGTTCTGAGAAGCCCCCAGATTGACGAAATACACCTTCCATGACCTAGATAGCCTATTTAAGATTTATACCCCTTAAAAAGACTTTATTTTTGATTTAGATAAGATTTCAACAACTCTAGGTAGTGAATAGCCTTATCTATATCTTCAAGCTGTTTATCTAAGCTATCATGCTTAAATTTCCAGCGAGTAATATATTTTATAGCATTACCGCTACACCAATCCAAATTATTTTTTAATATGTATTCGCTTGGCTGTATGGATAAGTTTTTGTAATGTTGGCCGCCTACCTGTTTAGCTGTAGGGTTGGTATCTAACCTTTTGTGTTTCTTCATCTCTATATGCCTTCAATGTTTGTTTTCTATTTTCTTTAGGTGAAACATAGGAAACGTGAATCCAACCACTATTAGGTGATCCGTCATAAAACTCTAAAATCATTTGGTCAAAATCAATATTGTTTTTTATATGATCAAATAATTCTTTGTTATCTAATCCAATAATTTCTATATCTGCCGCTTCTCCCTTTGCGTGTTGGCTATCAATAGATGAACCAATCGCAATACAAAGTTCACAGCTACGATAGCCTGAGGATACTGTAACTGCTTTGTCAAAGAAAGACCTAATGGGTTGTAAAACATTTAAACATAATTCTCTCAAAGCATCTATTTGAGTAGCATTTGGATTGTTAGGTATTCCTTTTCTCAAAGCTGTTTGAGACTTTGTCATTTCTTCTAAACTAAAATTTGCACTTAACTTCATACTAATTTCCCAATCCACCTACCCTTGTTATCTAATACCATTGGCATTAACTTTGGTATGCTATCTATAATCATTCCGCACCCCATTACAAACTTTGTTTTAAAGTTTTTTGCATAATGAAATGCCATAGATTTCTGTTCAATCAGACAACCTACTTGCATACCCCATAAAAGGTTATCAGGATTAGCCCAATAATCAATCCTGAATTTACTATGGAAATGACCTTGAACACAATTCATAGAATGGATTTGCGATACTTTAATTACATCTGCTGATTTTCCATGAGTCAATAAACATCTTTGTTTGTTAGGCAAAGTTAATACTAAATCATCAACCCATTTCCATTTCTTAACATTTAGAAAATCATTATACTCTCTTAGAAACCCTCTAGGTATTCCATGCTTAATACCACGTCTATAAATTAAGCTAGAGTGATTAGAGTCTAATAAAATCATTTCAGGAAATATGTTTTCTAACTCTTTAATATATTCTTTAGCTAAACTGAGTTCATGTCCAGCACTAGGTAAGTCTGGGTTTGATTCATGGAACGATAAAGCATGGCAATCAATTTCATCACCAATATTTATAATTGTATCTGGTTTAAATTGTTTTTTTATTTCTTTAAGAAAATTAAATGAGTCTTTTCTGTGATACGGAATATGCAAGTCTGATATGACTAATATACGTTTATGTGACATAAATTATTTAATAAAATAGTTATAAGCCCCTGTAATTAAAGATGCAAGTATAAGGAGAATCCATAGACCGCCTTTTCCTCTATTAATATCTGCTCTAAGACTTTTTGTTTCTATTTTTAATTCTTTTATCTCTCTGTTCAAAACTTCTAGCTGAACTTCAATTCCTGATTTCCTTGCCATTATCCTTGTCCTCTATATCGCATTTGTTTTTTTGTTCTACCTTTACGCTTATGCTTATTCATTGTCTTAACTTTAGACGATTTTTTGATGCGTCCTTGTGAACTACCATTTTGTTTCTTAACATACAAGATAGTAGCACCAAATGTTTTTGATTTTTTACCCATTATGTCTTTGAATGAGGTTTAGAAGGTGATGGTCTAGGTGTGCATTTCATTTATTTACTCGCTATATTAATAATTTTACCATCTTTTACAGTAGCCATAACTTTAGCACATTGATAAATGACATTATTAGAGTTCCTACTAGCTATCCTTTTTTTTTCTAAGCATTGACCAAAATCTTTCATTAACAAATGTTCTTTTAATTCTGGTGGATTTCCTAAATAAAATAATAATGCAAAAACTTCAACCATTACTGTCCATTCTCTCTAATTAATTTTTCTACATCTTCTTGCAGTTTAATAATTTTTTTTTGTGCTTCCATAAGTAAAACTTTAGTATGAACATTATCATCTAATTGTTTTTGATGTTTGGTTATTTGTTTAGCATTGTGTTCAATCAACATATAAATTTCTAAATTTTTAGGTGTTTGCTCGGCTTTTTTTAATAGATCCGCTTCCATGAGTTGTTTAGATGTTTCTAAATTATTTAATCTTTCTACAATACCAAAGTATGCCCATACACCAATAGCAACTGCACTCACTATTGAAAGTAAGTTTCTCATCGGCATAGCAATAGATGTATCTGAAGAAATATCTAATGGTTTTTTCATTAAAACATATCTTTGTTTGGCATATTATTTTTTAAATGATGTAAAAGTTCTTTATCTCCAACACATTTACAGTATCGTCTTGGTCTTTGATATAAAACTCTCCACATTCTATTTTCCCATTTGCCTACAATCGGCAACAATACTCTACAAATCGCTTTTTTAATTCTGGTCATGCAAATCATTTTTTTACAAGTCATATACCTTTTGTTCTGTTGATTATGTAGTACATAGGCACTTCATAAAATTTGTGCCTTCCTAGATGATTAATTACTCATTATCATCTTCTTCTTCATTGTCAAAGTCCTCATCTTCAACTTCTTCTTCATTATTAACTACATTGATAACTA